TTGGATACCATGCGTAAATGCGGGACAGCGCCTCCTCATACCGATCCGCGCGTGCTATCGCATCGCTCCAAACCTGTTGCTGTTGGGCATATGCCGCTTCCAGTTGCTCAATGCGGTCGGCGGCTTCCGCGCATGTGATATGCGGATTGACCATGTCCTCAGTTGGCATAGGACCACCCGGCGTTTTCCACGCGCTGATGAGGCGCAGACGCGCCACAAGATCGTCAGTCATTGTTTTTCCTATCAGAACGGGACCTTAAATATTTCAAAACTTTAAAGCGCCTGCGTCTCATGTAACGGAAGAAAAGCTTCCTGACATGATTGCTATGTATTTGATAAATATTACCTATTGCCTTGTACGTAAGTTTTTTACGGCGCAACAAAAAAATGTTTCGGTATTCACTTTCCAACACTATGCAAAAGTTTCCGTGTTCATTGCGTTTCCATATTCGTCCACGACTATCAGTCATCGGGAAGATTGGCCGCTTTTTGACAAGATCGTCATCCATTTTTCCCCTCCAAAACTTCTTGCAAGTAAGTATTCAGCGACATTGCATAGTTAGGCGCGGGGATTCCGTCCGGGCCGTCCTCCACATCTACGTATTGGTCTATAAACGCGATGGCCGCTGTAAGCGCCTCTTCCAGTGCGTCGATCCTGCTTCTGTCCATTGCTTTTCTCCGTAGCTTAGTCGTTGCCGCAGTAGTTCTCGCCTTCTAGTTCCTCCACGATCAATTCACACTGCGGACCTGTCGGCACCCACCGGGCTTCCAGCCATTCGCAATTGTGATCTTCCAAAATGGAAGCCCCGACCAGCGCATCACTGGCGGCCTTGAACAAATTGTCTAGGTCGCGCTTTCGCTTGTCTGGACGCACGACAAGCATGGTCAACTTATACGGCCCCGCGATCTTTTCTTTCTGAGCCTGCACCGACAACTGCCAGATCGCCGCTGTCCTCCAAGTTGCGTACTGTGACGAGCGATACACGCCGCCGCCCTTCGAGGATCGCCAGAGCCTGTTCATGCTCGGCGGAAGAGGAAGGATAAATCTCAGGACTTTTGACAACTCTCTCTGCCTCCCTCGCCACGGCGAGCAACTTATAAACGTGGGCCTCGCGCCAGCCATACTCGCTGGCAATGATTCGTGTATCGCATCCATCGCGAAATGCAGCCAGCACGTCGCGGGGTGTCAATTTATTGACAGGTGCGTGCTGTCGCTTAACCATAAAGGTCAGGCCTAAGTTTTTCGCGTGGGATGCCGGTCATCTCTGAGATGGTCCGAATGTATTTGAACGGAACCTTGTTCCAGTTGCTAACCGCCTGTCTCGTCACGCCCAACCGGCGCGACAGCTCAGACAAGCCGCCAACAGCCAAGATCACATCCATAAGTTCTGGTGGTCTCTGTTTCATGTGAAATATATTGCATGCAATAAGGGGCTTGTCAAATGTTGCGGGGTACGCTATGTAGAGAGGGTAAGCAATCGGAACGAAGCTATGAAACACGTAACCGACTTTACCTATCAGATCGAAGAGTACGAGGTGCCGGACTATCCCGGCCTTCTCATCCTGAATGCACATCTCAGCATCAGCATCTACCGTCTCGATGTGGATTTGGAATACTGCATCGACGCCATTCACCTCGAAAAGGCAGACGGCTCATCAGAGTCGTTTACGCAAGGCTCGTTCATCTACGACGCTATCGTCCCGCACATTTATAAAGACGATAAGAAAAGCTCGTTCATCCTCTCTGAAGCCTACGAACACATCTAAGGAGAAAAGCTATGAAAATGTCTGAGACCATTGCTGAACTGGCTACCGCTCTTTCAAAGGCGCAAGGTCAGATCGATGACGCCTCCAAGTCGGCGGATAACCCTTATTACAAGAGCCGCTACGCTGATCTGGCTGCCGTGCGCGCTGTGATTCGCGAGCCGCTTGCCACCAACGACCTTGCTATCATTCAGGCACCGCGCGTTGTGTCTGGTGGCGCTGAAGTGGAAACTATGCTCGTTCACAAGAGCGGCGAGTTTATGTCGGAAACTCTGTTTATGCCTGCGGGCAAGTCTGACCCACACGGCTATGCAAGCGCGATTACCTATGCGCGCCGCATCGGCATCATGTCTTTGCTCGCTCTCGCTGCATATGACGATGATGGCAACACCGCCGTGGACAGCGTGAAGAATGCGCCCGAGAAGAAGAAGCCTTCCGCTGACGTGATGGTCGCTGCCAATAAGGCCGCCAAGGAAGGCACCGCCGCTCTCACCGCATGGTGGCAGTCCTTGTCCAAGGAAGATCGCGCCCTCATCGACACCGACACCATCAAGGCTCTGAAGGCTGCCGCCAAGGAAGCGGAGAAGCCCAGTGAGTAAGATGGGCGAGATTGCCTACGAGGCCGAGCTTGTTAGCACGGCTCTCCGGGCCTCCCAGCGCATCGCGGACCTCGAGTCCGCTTTGCGTCGGATCATCAACGAGGTGATCCCTGACAGCGTGCGAGAGATGAACCAGATCGTGCGCGATGCTGAAGATATTCTGGAAAAGGAATGGTGACATGGAACAGCGCACCGACGAGTGGTATCTCGCGCGCTTGGGCAAAGTGACAGCCTCGCGTATCTCAGATGTGATGGCAAAGACTAAAGCCGGCTATGGCGCATCCCGCGCAAATTACATGGCCGAACTAATCGTGGAGCGTCTGACAGGCAAGCCGGGGGACTCCTATCAGAACGCCGCCATGATGTGGGGGACGAACACCGAGCCACTAGCCCGCGCCGCGTATGAGGCGCACAGGGGGGTGCTGGTGGAAGAGGTAGGGTTCGTCCCCCACCCCACTATCTCAATGGCTGGCGCGTCTCCTGACGGCCTCGTCGGCGATGATGGGCTTGTGGAGATTAAATGTCCAAACACTGCCACGCACATCGAGACGTTGATGACGGGGAACGTGCCGCTCAAATACATCTTGCAAATGCACTGGCAGATGATCTGCACCAAACGAGAATGGTGCGATTTTGTGTCGTTTGATCCCCGTATGCCAGAGAACATGCAGCTATTCGTGGCTCGTTATATGTTTTCAAACGACACAGCCTCGGACATGACTAAAGAAGTTACCGCGTTTCTTGCGGAGCTAGACGATAAGGTTTCCAAACTGAAGGAGCAGTATGGCGATGGCGTATGAACAGCGCGACAACAGCGGTTCTATGTTCAAGAACAACCGCAAAGAAAACGACAGGCAGGCAGACATGACCGGGTCCATCATGGTCGATGGTGCGGAATATTGGCTGAACGCATGGCGCAAGGTCGATAAGAATGGGAACCCTTGGTACTCGTTCTCCGTGAAGAAGAAGGAACAGCGCCAGTCCGCGCCGGCCAGCCGGCCCGCTCGCGATGACGACGAGATTCCTTTCTAGTCATGGATAACGGCCCTCCCCTTTCCGAACAGTTTCGGATCATCGCGAAGCGCTGGGTCGATCAGGACGCAGCGGCCTCGCTCTTGGAAGAAAGCAAGTCCGCCGTGCTAGCCCAACGCATGGCGGCCTTGGGGGAAATGCCAGTCAGCAAGGCTGAGATGCAAATCAAGGCGTCTGACGAATGGCATGAGTATATCGAAAAGATGGTGGAAGAACGAAAGAAGGCTTCTCTCCTGAAGGTGCAACTTGAGTTTATCAGGATGCGATTCAGCGAGTGGCAGTCTCACGAAGCCACCAGACGCGCAGAGATGAAACTTTGATCACCGTTGTCCTGACCCAAGAAGAGATCGCAATGTGCCACGCGCTTGGCAACTTGCGGACATTCACTGATAGGGTCGTCGGCGTTCAAGATCGACAGGTTGGCAAGAATGAACCGAACGAGATTGATGAAGATGGCGTGCTAGCAGAGTTCGCATTTTGCAAGCACTGGAACATCTTCTTCAATCCAGTTCCTCATCCTCGCAAATGGTCATACGACTGCATGCTGAAAGGACGCCGCATAGACATCAAATCTACGCGGTACAAGGACTGTCACCTGTTTGGGCCTAAAAGAAGAAACGAAGAGATCGACATCTATGTGCTTGCAATCATCGATGGGTCGTCGGTGCATTTCCCCGGATATGCATTTGCTGACGATCTTTACAATGACGCCCGCATAAAGACAGTCGGCGGGAGGACATCACATGCAATACACGTATCAGAGCTAACCAAATGGAAGGCAAAGCAATGAAAGATAAAATCAATCCAAACCCAGTGGACCTTGAAAATCATGTTGAAGAAATGTTCGATGCTTCCGATAAGATCAAGGAAGAAATAGCTGATCTTGTGGAAATGCTTATAGGTGCTATGCAAGATAAAAGCCCTCTCTATACGCTCTCCGTGCTTACTAATGCTGCGGTAAAAATTGTAGCTGATAATGCACCAGACGAAGACTATGCTACTGCAACTTTAGAGGGGACGCTGGAAGCAATGAAAAAAAGTTTGCAAATTATGATTGAGGAGAACCTGTGCCGCTTTCAGCAGGATGGGGGAAGATATGAGCAGTAAAGAGATAAAAACCGAAATGTCTGATTTGCTTGAAAAGCTAGAAACAGCATCAGAGGTTTTTAGAATCTCGGATGAGATAACGGCGAGCTTTAACGGGAAAGATTCCGCCACTGTTCTGAGCATAAACTCGCTCGTCTCGGCCAAAGTAATCTTTGGCGTTTCGAGCAGTAGGGAGAAGGCTATCGCGATCTTAGGAACGCACTTCTCTAAAGTTTATGACATGATCGGCATGTTCTACGACGAACAAGAAGAAGAAGCAGAAGAAGCTACTAAACAATGAAACGTGTTCGCATCACAGCTAAAATGCGGGCCGACATCTTCATGCGGCACGGGGGCGTCTGTCACCTGTGTCGCATGAAGGTAATACCCGGCGAAGATTGGGATGTTAGCCATGAAATCCCTCTTGAATGCGGTGGTGCTGACGATGCTAGTAATTGGCTGGTTGCTCACCGCCGCTGTCATCGGACGCATACTGCAACTGTGGATGCTCCGCTGATCGCAAAAGTAAAGCGCATCCATCAAAGACATATAGGCGCGAAGAAATCACGTAATCCATTGCCCGGTGGGCGTAATTCGAAATGGAAAAAGAAAATGGATGGGACCGTAGTTAGGAGAGAAGAATGAAATTTTTCATAACAATGAACATGCCCTCCTCGCAGGGGTCACTTGTTCACCAGATCACTGGAGAGCATCCGGCCAACAGCATTGAGGAGTTCTGCAAAATATTGAATGACAACGCATTCGTCGTGGTCACTCAATACTACAAGGATGCAAACACGGTGGATGGAGACATCAACTGGATATGCATGGGGAACATCATCATCAACACTGAACACATCGGCAAAGTTCACGAACAAAACGAAAGGAAAGGTTATGGTAGACCATACGGAAATCCTCGCGGCAGCCGCGAAAACTTTGAGGGACAGGGGCTTCCAGTACGGGGCCGTAGAGGCATGTTTTGACCGCGCAGCGCGGCTCGCATCGATCCGTCTCGACAAGCCCGTTAATATGTTCGAGGTTGCGGTCATCATGTCTTGCGTCAAGCAGGCGCGTCAGATCGCGAACCCGACCCTTGCTGATAGTTGGGTCGATGGCATAAACTATGACGCTATTGCAGCGCAGTTTGCGCCCACCTTCTTTAGCAACGGCGAACTGGAGAATGACATTGCCGCCATAGCAAAGCGGCTTGCTCCGAAACGGGAGAACCCCAATGCAGAAACTTACAGCAGCAATAACGGCGGGGGCGTTGACCCTAACAAGCCTGATGCACCCGCTGGCGGCTGATGAATCAGCAGCGGATTTCTTCCGCAAAGATCGCGATTACTGGAGTCGGGGGCTACGTGCCCCCGATACCCCAAATTGGGCGGGGAACCTCTATTTTACACCGACAGACCCAAACAAGGCCAAAGTCGCCCAGATGGTCGCCGCAGAAGCTAAGGCTAGGCTTGGCTCTGAGCATGTAGAAACCGCCCTGCGCCTGACAAAGCTGGAGAGCGGCTACAGGTGCCACGTTCTAGGCCCTAAAACGCGCCACGGGCGGGCTGTAGGCCCGCTACAGGTGCTACCCTCCAGCGCCCGCGCGCTGGGCGTGGAAGACCTCCACAGGGACTGCAAGGCCCAGATCACCGCTGGCATCCTTCACATGGAGCGGTGCCTGTCCGTAGGGGCTAAGACCTACAAACAGATGGCGGCCTGTCACGTCGCCGGCTGGCAGCGCTGGAATAAGAAGCTTAACCGCAGGGCAGAGCGGTATAAGCAGCAATACATCCGCATGGCTCAAGCCTCCAAGGTGCCATCATGGGCTGGGACTCTTTCGGCGTGGTAGAGGCTCTCATCTTCTTTGCAGTCGTATCTGCGTTCTTTGCCACAGTCGCGTTTAGCGCATGGTGCGTGCTGTTGATCATCGCCGCCTATGATCTGATCAGAGAAAAAATGGGAAAATAAAATGAGCGTCCAAGATAAGATTCTGAAGCTATGGATGGATGGGAAGCAGGGCAGCGAGATCGCCGCCAAATTGAAACTGACACGCAATTCCGTCATGGGCCATCTTTATCGCATGCGGAAGAAGGGCCTGATTGAATACAAAGACCCGGTGGTGATTGAGAAGATCAATAGGGGGCAAACGCCTACACGAGTGCCCCGAGCGAAGAAGGCATATCGTAGCCCATATGAGCAGCCGAAAATATTATTCCCGCCAACGCCTAAAATTGGCGGGATCACTCTTATGGAGTTAACGAGCAACTCATGTCGTTATGTGATCAACGATGGGTTGCCGGCGCAGTTTAGATTTTGCGGCGCACCTAAGAAAACAAAGTCATATTGCGAAGAACATCACAAACTTTGTTATTACACGCCAGCTAAGTCAGATCGCAAAAAGTTCGTGCGAAAGAAAGTAACCTTGGCCGATATTCCGGTCTTTACCGGGGACTATAGAGCCTGATAGCCTGATTGAGTCACACAGGTGACTATCATCAACCGGCTAACGGTCGGCCCTTGGTTTTCACAGTGAGACTGTCACAAGTGACTTGCCCCGGCTCGGAAGAACCGGGGCATTTTCATTACTTCGCTTCAAGAGCTTTAACGCGCGCCGTCAAATCCTGAACGGCGTTGATCAGTGCGTAAACAAGCTGAGACGTGTCAAGATTCAGAAGCTGCGTTCCTTCATAATTGTATGTGCCAACCATTGACGAGAACGGAGTGTCTTGCACTTCTTGAGCAATTAGACCGATGTATGTTTTGCCGTTTTCTGGCGTGCCATACAGACCGTTATATTGATAGCTAACCGGGCGAAGAGTCAGAAGGGCATCGGCAGAAAGAGTATAATCCTGAATGTCCTTCTTCACGCGAACGTCAGATGTCGCGATCCAAGAGCCACCACCCGGCTTTGCCGCATCGGTACTGTTTACTTGAAACAAACTGGTTGTGATATTCATGACCTGAGTGTTGGATGTATTTCCAACTTCCCAGTTCAATTTCGTTCCACTGTCAGACGAATACATAGAACAGTATGCGCTAAAATTAATGAACGTGTGGCCTCCGAAGGAAGCAAAAGACGCATTACCAGACGAAAAAGTATACCCAGTTCCGCTACCTGTTCCTACGGTTGCGGTTACTCTACCAAACGATCCGTCTCCAGTCGTGCTGATTGAAGTGTTGCCGCCAATAGACCCGCCAGTGATGCTGACATTGTTAGAGTTCTGCGTGGCGATGGAGCCAAGGCCCAAGCTGGAGCGGGCGTTGCTGTCATTCGAGATGCTAAAGCCAACAGACACCGCGCCAGTGGAAGGGCTGGCGGAAAGGCTGAATCCAGACGCGGAGCTGGAGGCCGAAACTGACGAGACAGCGCCCGAAGAAGCGCTAAGCTGACCACCGGAAAGCGTCAGGCCGGAGCCGATCGAAATCTCTTCCAGCGCCCCTGTGCCGGCAGTCGTGCGGCCAACAAGACGACCAGTGGCGACCGTCAGGCCAGAGCCGGTGACAGCGCCAGAGCCAGCCGCGCTAAGGTTAGAGCGGGCCGTGGCAGCATCAGTTGCCCCAGTGCCGCCAGCAGCGACCGGGAGTGTGCCAGCCGTGATCGCAGACGCGGAGGTGGAGT